ATCAACCTGTACAAGAAAGTCTCCCATAAATCCATTACGATTCTTTCTAAAGGCACACTCAATAACATCGCTATTTTGTGCACGACCAAGTGCAATTACCCAGTCAGCATCATATGCAATCTGTCTTGACCAAGAAGTTTGTCCTAGAGTAGGGACGCTTGTTAAATCATTTGCATCATCTGGTGTAGCAGAAGAGATAGCAATAATAGGAACTTCTTCACCAATAGCCATTAGTTTAAGTTCTCTTGAAAGGTTTTTCATTCGTACCGTTTCATTTTCTGATTTTTGATTTGGAGACATTAACTGAAGATAGTCAACAATAACAAAGTCTGGCTTATACTGGTCAATCTTTCCACGAAGAACTGATGGATTAATTTCTCCACCTTGATCATTTGAGATAATGTGAAACTCTGGCTTACCCTGTAGATGTTTAGCATGCCAAGCCTTAAGAGTGTCTAACTCTACATTTCCGTTACTTAATTTTCTGTGGGACCAAAGACCCTCACCCATAATAGTAAATACACGATTACGAACTTCTGTTTCTGACATTTCAAGTGAAATTATAAGAGGCGTCTTACCCTGTTTCCAGGCCTGTACAGCAAAGTAAAGAGCAAGCCAAGACTTTCCAATACCTGGATATGCAAGGAAGACTCCTAACTGTCCTGGCATAATTCCTGAAGGAAGATAGTTGTCAAATCCTGGTAGTCCAGTTTTAATACCAACATGGCCTGCAGCCTGTTGTACTTTAAGATTTTCAAAATAAGCAACTGCAGATTCTAGATCTGTTACATCAATGTCACGAATTGCAGACGTGTTCTTTTTTAATTCTGATGTTTGTGTAATTAGGTTATCTAATGCCTTGTTACCTTCGCCCTGCTGAACATCTCCAGCAGCAGATCTTAAAATATCTTTTAGGCTGTCAGTTAAATATTCTGTTTGCAATTCTTCAAGATGATGTTTTGTTGCTCCAACACCTTCTATTGGTTGGAAGTCTCTAAATTTATCTACAACAAGATTGGTTGGTGGAACAGAACTGTTGTGCTCAAAATAATTTCTTATAAACTCCCAAACATCATTGTGAGTTCTAAGAAGGTTATCGATGTTTGCCTGAAGAAGTACATGCACCTGCTTATCATTTAGGACTGCTGAAATTACTTTTGCTTCTGCATTATTCACTTAGCCACTCCTTTGCCATTCTTCTTCTTTCTGCTCTTTCTTTATTATCCTGATCTTTATCTAATTTTGCTTGTAATATTTTTTCCGCATTGTAAGCAAAGTAACTCCAAGAAGGAGACAAAGAAACGTTAAAGTAATACTCAAGAATATCATAGCACTGTCCTATTCCATATGACTCAATAAGAGCATCTGAAGCCCATTGTTCTACATTTAAATTTAATGATGGCTTTTTTTCATACTTTGCAGTATGATGCTTGCTGTATCTTGAAAGCAAAGCCATTCGGTCTTTGCGTTCGGCCATTATTCGTTAATCTCAGCCTTTGCTTCGTTAATTTTTTCAGTTAGTCTGTTTTCAACAAACTGATAGACACGATCAAATGCTTGGTTTATATTTTCTCCATTTTTACGTGAATCAACAATTCCAAGATCAATTCTTAGTGATTGAAAGTTGCCAAGATTAAGTGTGTATCCCAATGTAACAGATACCTTTGTGTCTTCGTTTTCCATTTCATACCCTTCGTTAAATAGACTCATTCCACACTGGAATAAACCTTCCATCTTCAGTTCTTCTATATGTAAGTATACCGTCTCCCATCCTGCGTGTCAACTCTTGCTGTGATGGTGTAATGTCGTTTGTTATTAAATTATCTTTTCTTGGTCTACCAATATGGTATGAAGCAAGTATATCACGAATCTCTTTTACTTGTGATTCTGAGTAATATGACCTAACTCGAAATCCTCTTGCTCCACCCTTTTGTGATCCAGTTGGAAAAGGAATGACTCCTCGTTTCATTAATGATGGCATATATTTTTTATGACGATTAACTAAATCAGCAGTCTGGCCAACGGTGTATGCTCTTTCTCTTTTATTTTTAAAATCACTAACTAAACAACTTTCAATTCTATCTTGTGTAATGTTATAAACAGACATTATCCCATTGGATCTATTTATATGATAAATTCTAACAAGATCTTTGTTGAGAAACCAAACCTTTTTATTCCCCTGTATTATAGGGGACTCATTGTAGCCTTCGCTCTCAATACTTCCTTTTTTAGTAGCCATTGTCCCTCTGCCGTTGCTGTAGGTGGATGAAAAAATCTTCGTGATCCGCAGTATATGCAATGAATTTCCAAATGATCAATTTTACTGTACTGTCTGTCTATGAACATTTTCCGTGTACATTTTATACATTTTATCATTCTTAATTTGGAATTCCAATTATAATAAGATTAACATCAACAGACATATCTCCAGTTGTTCCGAATCTAACAATTCCCTCAACTTTAGATGTTGTAACGGTTTTTAAAACTACTGAAACATTTTTACCAGCATCTGTGCCACCGATATTAATTGGTGTTGCAGTAGCAATTGGTGCATATTTAAAATCAGTTGGAAAATCATAAGAAAACGCAACTTCTGTTCCAGCATTTCGTGTAGAACTGTTTACAACGCTCACATATCCACCAATAATTCTAGCCTCAGAAGCCTTTACACTTTGTTTTCCAACCCCTGGTGTGTCTACTGTTACATACTTGTATACTGCTGGAGATATTTGTGAAGATAAATCATTTATTGCTGTAGCCAACTGATAGATATAGGAAACATCTAGTGGTTGGCCTCGCTCTGGTAGTGGTAGTTTTGCCATAATATATCTATTATACCATCAAACATTTTCCTGTGTTGACTCAAAAAGGGTTGAGCCTGTATATCTTTGTTTTGGAAATGTTGGTACTTGTACAGCAATCTGTACCTTATTTGCACTAGATTTAATAACTGTAGAATAGGTTGTTGTAAAAACAGTAGAAACAAACTGCCATGGCTCATTATCCCATTTAATATAAACATCAAATTCAGATTTTGTACCAGCCTCTGGAACCCACACTGCGGTAACTACCTCGTTTGTCGAATCTATAGCAATTCTATAATCTATAACAGTTACATCTGGAAGCGCAACGTTATACTTAATTGACCAGTGAGAACTTCTATTTTTATCTTCTGATACAACTCTAAATCTGAACGCATAGTCTTTATTTTCTCCAGATCTCTGTGGCAAAGAAGATTTTGGGATTATTACTTTTTTAATACCGTTATCTGGCAATGCCATTATTGAACATCCAAAGCAAACCTAAACTCAATATAGTTTGTTGTGTTTGCTAATTTAATTATAGGCTGTGCTCCTATATTTTTAATAATAGAATAACCACTCATTCCATACAATGGATTTGCAGTGCTGTTGTTTTCTAATCTAATTGCATCAAGGCATATATAAAAATTATCTGTTACCGACCCACCATCTGTTACAGAAGCAAGAATTTTAACTACGTCAACTTGACTCCATGTAAAACCAGAACTTTTGTACAGTTCCTGTAATTGTTTTGTTGCAACTACATATCTATTTGTACTAAAGTCATGCTGACCTACTCCCGTTCCATTATTTAAGTTTACTTCAAACCTTGCCCATTCTCCAGAATTATGAATGTCTGATGACGCAAACTCAACAATAATTTTTACATTGTCTGGAACAGCGGTAGACTCTCCATTTTTATTAATTACAGTAAATGCCAATTTAATTTCATCAGTTGGAGCATTTCTGTTAAAGTCTAATTCTGCTCCAGTTAAATGAAGGTGTTCAGATCCAGCATTAATAACAAGGCGATTATTAATATCAGTTGATATGTCTGACAAGTCTCCTCTAAGAACAACAATGTTATTAAAGAACCTACATCTTTCATATCTTAGATATCTATTTTGATTTGTAAAAATACGATTGTCAGCATTTGTTTGAAATACAGGACTTGTTGTATTTATAACGTTGTTTTGTAAATCTCCATCTAGTGGTTCGTATATAATTGGAATAGATGTTGCTGTAGTTGTAGTATGATATTCCCAGTTCTCATCTTGAGTAAATGCATAAATTGACTTACTGTCATATGCTCCTGTAGAAGTATTTGATCCCGCAGAAAATATACCAACCTCTGTTATTTCATATCTTTCTTCTGATGGAAGTTCTGCCGTAAAAACAAGTTTTGTTATATTATCTTCAGAGACATAACCACGAGAAATAATTGGAACACGGAACATCTCAAAATTAAGTCTTTCCTTGTTAGAATAGTCACCAAGAACGCCATCTGATGCTAATGGCTTTGCTCCGCAGCCAAGAGCAATATATGAGGCATAGGCTGGAGCCTGTCCTAGTAGGTATTTTGCTAAAATATTTTTTCCAGTATTAGTAATCATTTAATTCACCTCATATATTGTATCATTAAATATATCCCCACCACTAAGTATTTGTACTTCTACCTGTTCATCTTTTTCTAAATTAACTACATTTATTATTAAATTTCCTGTATCTGAGTCAATATATGCTGTTTCATTATTTCCACCAGTTCCAACTGTAGGTATTTTTTTGTCTAGTTGTATTGGAAATTTTTTAAAATAACTCTCTAGGGTATCCTGTAGCGAAATAATGTTTTGCGGATTGTATTGATAGTTTAATAATGTCAGGTTTTTGATTGGTTGATAAATAACATTTTGACCACTGACAATATCTGATCTTGATATATTAATAATTTCTTGCCCACCTATGTCTTCAAAAACAAGATCAGTCATTATTTCTATTGGAAGTGACTCATCTGTTATAACAAAAATATCTTTAGATGCTGCAAGAACACCGTCTGATGCAGTAG